CCCCCTAACGTGCTTGATGGCTGGTTGTTGTTGTTTGTTGGTTGTTGGTTGTGTCTGGTTGATGGTGTCTGGTTGTTGGTAGTTGCTTGTTACTGGTTGTTTGTTGCTGATTGATTGTTGCTGGTTACTTGTTACTGGTTGCTTGTTTCTGTGTCTTGTTGCTTATAAATGGTTTCTGTGGATCAATAGTGCGTGTCTGTGTCTGGTATCTGTGTGTTTGTAGTGTGTGGTTGTGTGTACTGATGTCTTGTGTCTGGTGTTGTTTTGGTGTTGATGGGGTATGTCTTGTGGATTGCGATTATTATGGGTGGATACCCCTGCCAGACTTTTGCTGTTAAAGGCATCCGTTGACAGATGCATCATGGTTCCTGTACTTTACTGGGTAAAGTAGAGTAATGTTACGGGTAAAGTTCCAGGATTCGTAGCTGGATCAGAAAACTTTACTGGGTAAAGTGGGGTAAAGTGGGGTAAGGGTAAAGTTAATTCAGTGACATTACTGTAACTAGTAACTTACTTTACCTTACCCTATACCCCCCTTAAGGGGGGGTAAGGTAAAGTAGTAAGGTACTGTAACCAGTAACTGTAAGGGGGAAACATTTCATGCAGAAACCTGTTAAGAGAGTAAGCCGCGTCATGACGGCGAGGGAGAAGAAGGCGTTAGGCGAGCTTGACGAGAGGACAAGGAAGAAGAGGATCCGCCAGGAGAACTTCCTTCGTGGGCTGAAGGAAACCGGGACGATCCGTAACGGTTTGAATAAGGCTGGGGTAACAAGGCAGACGTATTATGAGTGGATGGAGGGTGATCCGGAGTTTCCTGACAGGGTTTTAGATGCACGGCAGGAGTTTGCGGAGGCGTTAGAGGAGGTGGTGGTAGGAATTGTTATGGATCCTGAGATGGTGAAGAAGGTTCCCGTCTTGGCAATTACGTTATTGAATGCTAATCTACCCAATAAGTATCGTCCGACGGCGATTGTCCAGGACGAGACGGCACGTGACTTGCTCAGGGAGTGGAGGAAGGCTGCGAAGGAGCAGCCGGTGGAGGTACGGAAGGCAGCCAGTGGGCTGGATGTGCCGGTAGAGCAGCAGATTGACGAGATATTGAGGAAGAAGCAAGGATGAGAGGAACAGTTATGAATAGGATATGGAATAGGGTAGTGGGATATTTCCGAACGGAATCATTTAGAAGGTCTGCTTCGCCGATAGAGTGTCTTGGGCTATCGAGTAGAGCACGCAACAGTCTTCGGCGTGGTGGCATTAGGACGGTAAAAGATCTTATGGGATGTAGTTCCAAGGAGTTGATTAGGATAAGGAACTTTGGTGTTGGGAGTCAGGTAGAGGTAGAGGAGAGGCTTTACGAGCACGGGTTTATCAGTAGCCCTCCGGCCAATATTGCTAAAGTTATGAAGAGACGCGCATATATGAAGCAGTACAATCTACGGAGGGTGGAGTTCCGGGAGCACTGTCGGGTTGTCGAGTCTCAACACAAGCTTGATGAAGATCCTTGGGACAAACGACGCAGGGAGGGATTCATAGAGCATCATAGGGAGATACCGGCTATGATGAGGAAGAAACAGCATGTCGAAGCCTAAGAGTCCGGCGAAACGGAAGAAGATGAGGAAGAAATCCCGAAGACAGGATAAGGTCGGAAAGAGGAGGTAGTGAAATGGGACAGGAAGAACTGACTGTCGGGCATGACCAGTGCGGTTGCGGTCAGGATTCTGATGACTGCGACTGTTCCTGTGGCGAGGATGATGAGGAAGGTACTGACGGGGACGAATGACGACTGCGACTCGTGAGACACTGACGACGTACCTGTATGACCGTATTGGGTTCGTCCCGACGACGGCACAGGGGATTATCCTGTCCTCGCCACACCGGTTCAACCTTGTGGCAGGCGGTGAGCAGGCGGGGAAGAGTCTTATTGCCTCGAAATACCTTCTTGCCCGGTTTCTTGAGACGGAGGGGAAGGGACTGTACTGGCTGGTGGCCGCGGATTACGAGCGGACGCGGGCTGAGTTCATGTATCTTGCCGAGGATTTCGAGAAGCTGGGTGTTCTGAAGGAGGTTTCCAAGAGGGTAGACCCTGGGCATATTACGCTTGTGGACGGGACGGTTATCGAGACGAAGAGCGCGAAGGATCCGAGGACGCTTGCTATGCGAGCCCCTAACGGGATCATTGGGTGCGAAGCGTCTCAGCTCGATATGGATACGTTCTTCCGTCTCCGTGGCAGGTGTGCCCCGAAACGGGGATGGATGTTCCTTGCGGGGACGTTCGAGGGAAGTCTTGGCTGGTATCCGCAGATGTTCACCGCGTGGGCGTCTGGTGCGGAGCCCGATGCACGGGCGTACTCACTTCCCAGCTATACGAATATCCATCTGTATCCCGGTGGGGCTACCGATCCTGAGATCCTCAGGCTGAAGGATTCGTCCAGTGATGATTTCTACATGGAACGGATCGAGGGGAAACCCTCTCCACCGAAGGGACTGGTCTTTACGGAGTTCCGGCCCGATATGCACATCAGTGAGGTGGAATATGAGCCGAGGGAACCGGTGCATCTCTGGATGGACCCGGGGTATGCGGGTGCCTACGCTGTCGAGGTCGTCCAGGTGCGTGGGGAGCAGATCTGTGTCATCGACGAGATCTACGAACAGGGGCTCGTCACGGAAGATATTATTGACGTCGCCCAATCTCGGCCCTGGTGGCCTGATGTCCACTTCGGAGTCATTGACATCGCCGGGACTCAGCACCAGGCTATGGCTGCGCCCACGGAGGTATGGATGGATAAGACCGGGCTGTATCTCTCAAGCCAGAAGATTCGGATCAACGAGGGGACGGAACGACTGAAGGGGTGGCTGAAGGTGGATTCAAAGACCCACGCCCCAAGGATCGTGTTCTCCCCAAAGTGTAAAGGTGTCCTCTCCGAGTTCGGAGCTGTTGCGTCACCTATTGATGGGCAGACACGGGCCTATAGATGGAAGATTGACCGGGATGGTAATATAGTGGGTGATACACCCGAGGATAAGAACAACCACGGGGTGAAGGCGTTGATCTATGGGTTGGTAGACCGATTCGGATACGGATATGTTGAACACCGTAACAGGATATCCGTGAAACGGTGGAAATAGATGCCCAGACGCAAGCCAGAAGATATTATTGCCCTCGTTGACGCTCATTACGACGAGACGGAACCTCTCCGAACCCGTATGGAGGACGACCACGCCCTCTATCGGCTCGAACCGTATGACGCGGGAGAGGGCTACCAGAGCTATACCAGTAATGAACCACAGACCTTTGCCGATAAGGTCATGGGATGGATATCTGGCGCGGAGATGACCGTCAGGATTCCCCACGACGGGGCGGATGCGGAACTCCGGGAGAAGAACGACCAGAAGGAACGGTTCCTTATCGGCGTACTCCGTGCCGCCGACGAACGGCTGTGTTCCCTTATGATGCCGAATCTCAGGGATCAGCTTTCATGGTACACGGTACTTCGGGGATGGTATGCAGGCAGGGCTCTCCTCGCCAAACGAGAGGACGGCTCGACCTATGTTGATATCACCCCGTGGGATCCACTGCATACCTACTGGGGCGTCGGCCCCGACGGTCTGGAGTGGGCGTGCTACAAGATGGTGAAGACGAAGGAACAGATCTTCGCCCAGTATAATGTGAAGATAGACTGGGAAACGTCACAGGCTGCGGAAGGCAGCTTTGTCTATGACTTCTACGACAAGGATATGAATACGATCCTTGTCCATAACGGGGATATGAATAACTCCCTTTACCGTGTGGCGAAGAAGCAGGTACGTCACGGGGCTGGAAGGGTACCGGTCTTTATCGGGCCGGTTGGGGCAAACCCCCTTATCCTCGGTATGAACAACACCACGATTATTGATACCATTGCGGATATGGGAGAAAGCGTCTTCCGTTCGACGAGAGATCTCTACCCGAAGCATAACCTCATGATGAGTACGCTTCTGGAGCTTACCGCCCGTGCCCGGAGGCAGGGGCTGAAGGTGCGGTCGAGGGACGGTACGAAGACACTGGACGAGGATCCGTACCTTGAGGGTTCCGAGATATCCCTTGCACAGGGAGAAGAGGTGGAACCCCTTGGCCTGCTGGAGGTAGCAAAAGAGACGGGCGCGTTTATGAACCTTGTCTCTGGGGAACTCCAGCGTGGATCTCTTCCACACTCCGTCTACGGGGAACTTCCGTTCCAGCTCTCTGGCTACGCTATCAATACTCTCAGACAGGGTGTGGATACGGTGGTCGGGAAATACCTCCGTTCTATCGAGAAGGCGTACCAGATGATGTTCAACATTATCTCCGACCAGTATTCCTCCGGGGCGTATAAGTCGATGGAGGTGTCCGGCATGGACCGGAACCGTACCTACTTCTCCCAGGAGATAACCACCGATGTGATCGAGGGTACAGGTTCTCCTGAAGTCCACCTGATCGGCCAGCTGCCACAGGACGACATGACGAAGTTCTCGATGGCACAGATCGCACGAGAGGGCCCGACCCCGCTTCTGTCCGACAGGGCGATACGGGACAGGATCCTTGCGATCCAGGATGCAGACCAGATGGACGATGCTATCAAGGAGCAGATCGCAGAGAAGATGCTCCCCGAGGCAACACTATGGTCGATGCTTCAGGCTGCCGAGAGGCAGGGGCGTCAGGACCTCATGGACTTCTACCTCGGAGAGCTGGTGTCTGTTCTGTTTGAAAAGAGGCGTGTCCTTCAGGAGAGGATGGCAGCAGTCTCACCTCCACAGCCACCCGGTATGGGCGGACCTCCGCCACCCGGTATGGGCGGACCTCCGCCACCGGGTATGGGAGCACCCGGAGGTGGTCCGCCAGGTGGCCCTCCCCCTGGCGGCCCTCCTGGGTTTCCGCCACAGGTAATGCCTGATGCAATGCTTGGCGTGCCGCCACCGATGCCGACGCCTCCGGTAGGGCCATTTGTCCCGCCGGGAACTCCGAGACCGGGCGCACAGGGAGGCCCGTAATGCCGTTCGAAATGATACCCAATATGTTCAGGAATATCATGCAGCTTGCCCAGCTTCCTGATTCCAGCACGTTTGATATGCTCTGGAATGATGAGAGTATCGAGGAGGTTACGAAGAAGGCAGCAACGCAGGCTATGGACGAAGATGATTTCTATGACTGGGCTGGACCCCTTGGCGAGGGATCGTTGTTTGGTGAGCCAATGATAGGGCTTGACGATCCGAATGTCGTTGATAAGGCGAAGTACCAGACAGAGAACCCGAATGCAATCCTCACTCCGTGGGGGCCAACGATGCCCCCGGAAACACTGGATGAAGTCTTCGGTGAATACCCAGGGCTTGAGAGCATCATCGGCCTGAGTGACCAAGAGATAGATATGATGATGTGGGACGCAGATGCCGATTCGGCAGACTATGATGAGATCATCAATACGGCAGATGAGATTGGCATGGCGGAAAACATTGATCCTAATGAAGTGGCAATTGGGATGGTAACTGATATGGATCAGGCCGCAGAACAGGATTCCCTTGACCAGCTTACGGAAGGCTTTGGCCAGCTTCTGGAAAACCTGGGACTTGTATCTACGGCATATGCTTTCGATCCCGAGGAGTCAACTGCCGGTATGGAGATGGCAGGTGAGCTCCTGGAGCAACAGAGATTCAATGAACTGATCCCAGAGGATAGTACGGGTCAGTATGATACTCCTGTCTATGATCCATTGGTTATACAGGAACAGGTGAGTGATCTTCTTGATAAACATGGTTATGAAGACCCATTTGCGATATTCCGAGAGGATGAGGATGAGGACGAGGATGATTTTCCTGCTTTCCAATCTGAACTTTCTGTGATCCATCCAAAGTTTGTCTCTTCTCTGGTCTCTTCTCTGGTAGGAGACTCTCAGGAACGGAGAGGTCAAGAGACTATATTGCAGCTAAACGAATTGCTTCTAGACAACGTTGCTACTCAGCACATCGTTGGAGATATCAAGGCTGGTGTGGACGCAGGGGCGTATGCCCCAAGGGATGTTCTTGCGTGGCTGGATCTTCACCAGGACTGGGGACATCCGACTCATGAACGCAACGATGTTTATCTGGGCGTTAGGAAGATATTGAAGCGTGAAGTAGATGAACTGGAAGCAGCCTCAACAAGAACTGACGAGGAAAAAATATTTGCTAAAGATAAACAGCTATATTCTCAGGCAGGTAAAGAATGGATTGATGCTGAGAAGAGAGGAGACCTGAAAGAAGCTGAAAAAAAGCGAGAGGTAATGGAGGGCTTAGATCAAAAGCATGAGGGTAAATTAAGCGGAAAATATGAAGAGGACCTCCCGGTACTGATGCGGACAGCAATGCTTGACCAGTTCAAGCGGATACTCCAGCAAAAGACACACCCGGCGTCCCTTGGGGCCTACACGTACTACCAGATACTCAGTCCACAGGAACGGTCGGGAATGTACGGTGAAGTGGAAACTCTCTTCTGGTTACATAAGGGAGAAGACCTCTTCAGAGGAGATATAAACCCTACAGTGGAAGAGGGTAAGACTGCCTTCAATGCCTTTGTCTGGGAGTATATGAATGAACCGAAGAAGTATGCCGAGTATACGAGGGGATCAAGCCTCAAGGAAAAAGCGAGAAAGATGGCCACGTACATTAGGGGACGGGCAGATCCTGAGTTTGAGAGTGGAGATGTTAGTTTGGGCTATGCTACTCTTGCTGACATGTTATTTGGAGAAGGAGATTCTATCCAGGGTTCCTATGCTCACTCGTCCGAGGCTTTCCGTCGCCGGAACATTCTCCTGAAAGTTTACCATAGTGGTCATGGATATGGATCCTCGCCTGAGAATATAGCGATATCTAACAGGATGGAAAATGATGCACAGTGGGGAGTGAACCCGATATACTCCTTCTACTCCAACATTCTTGGGGATAATGGCACTGTGGATGATGGTGCTGGGTTTGTCCAGGGCCAAGATAGTAGGTTCCTCTTCGGGAAATCTATGGTATCTCCATATATGGATCCGAAATACTTCGGTACGGGGCCTCGTTTTGGTGGAGTCCCTGAGAGGACACTTAGAGAGGCACGTCCTTCATATTTCGGACGGAGTATGGGAGAAGATGTGGTTCCTGGGATACCAACAGTTCCAAGCGGATATGATTGGGATGATGATCCTTTCCTTATGCAGGATCCTATAGGAAACGTGCCTCCTCTTTCAGATATTTCTGCAACCCCTATGGATTCTGACTGGGAATATTGGACAGATCCGGCTAATTATGATCGTATGTTCAGGGATGATGATCCTAGTGTGATTGAAACTAAACGGGTAATTATAGGTGGAAAGGAGTACGATGTGCCAGTAACTGCGGCCAGTACTTACATTTCCCAACAGGGGGCCGGAGATCCGTACCGTGGTATTGCTGCGGCATTGCAGAGAACGGTTCAACAGCAACCAGGGCAACCAAAGGGTGTCTATTCTGTTGTTCCAGCCACTGGAGTTACTGTAGAACCCATTCACATAGATCCAGATTTGCTCTCGACCATGCCTGATCCGTTCGATGATGAACAAGGAGAACTCCGTTCCCAGGGTCTTCCGTATCTGACGGGACGATGGACCGAGGGCGGGTCGTTTGAGTGGGAGGGAAAGAGCGAGGCAGAGAAACAGGCAGAAAAGTCAGCAGGTCATTGGAAGTCAGGTGTAACATTTGTTCCGACGAATGCGTATGCGTCGCTCCTCAATACACAAGCGGAGGCTGATATAGAAGGTCGAGGCCGTCGACAGGTACGAGGCTTTGGGGATCTTTAGTAACGGAAAAGCAGATAACCAATATAGGAGGCAAGACATGGTCACTGGTTACCAAGCATTCGATCCACTAACAGGTAGGTGGGAGATAGACCAGGATCTCTGGAGTGATCCTGGGACTGCGGGCATAGGAAGTTTGCCTGAAGGAGCTCTTCTTGGTCAGGCAGCGGAGGACTATTGGGCTTCTAGAACGATAGAGGAGGATCAAGCCCGTATGATGGCTGGCCTCCCATCAGACCCACGCTATCGACGAGGGTTCGAGTCTATGCTGCCCAGGCTACAGGCACGGTACTTACTGGCCCAGCCGTATATGGGAGCTGGCGGTGAGGCCGGAACGTCCTTTGCACAATACCTAAGTGATGTCGGGGGGGATCCAACCTATGGAGCCTCCGGCCTTTCGGCCCTTCGGAACAGAGCACAGTTAGCCGCAGATGTTGCTATGAACAGGGGAGTTGGGGAAGGAGCAGCATACGGAGCAACTGATCCTATAAGACTGGCATACGAGGGGTACTTTGGTGGTGGTGGGCAGGGGGCTCGTCAGAGCCAGATGGCAGTGGCCCAGATGCTGGCACGTCAACGTCAGGGAGGGGGCCAATACCGAGGGACTCTTGGAAGAGCGATTGGTGCAGGTCTGGAGCGATTATCACAGCGCCGGTTGGCAAGGGGCGCTGACCCGAACAGTTTTCTTGACTGGTATCTTTCACAGACAGCACCACCAGAAGCATAAGGAGGATAACTATGACAATGATGCCACAGGGAAGAATGCGTCCACCAGGACCACCGGGTGCTCCAATGCCTCCACCCCCTGGGCCGGGAGGGCCTGGTGGTGGTGCAGGGATGGATCCAGCTTTCGCAGCTGCTGTTAAGTTGATGTTACCTGCGATTGAAAATATTATGAAAACACTTGGACCTGATGATGTCCAGAACATCCTCAGAAACGGTCAGGCACCAGGTGGCCCGGGACCTATGGGTGGCCCGGGACCTATGCCTCGGCGCAGGCCGCCAAATGGAGCGGCAAGACCAGCACCTCGTGGTGCGCCAAGGGCGGCTGCTTCTCCTCGTAGAGCTCCTGCGGCTGCTCCCCGTGCTCCAGTGAGGAAAGCTACTCCAAGGCCACCAGCCCGCCGTAGGTAATCAAGGAAGGCCGAGAGGAGTAACTTATGACAATGCAGAATGGGTATCCGGGATTTAGTTCTAACTGGTGGACGAACATTCTCGAAGAACTGGAACCTGCTCAATACTACAGTTCTCCCACAGGTACAGCCTTTGGTCAAGGTAGTCCACGTAAGCGGAGATACTTCTCCAATGCTTATCAGGATATATTCAAGGACTATCTTGGGGCGACTGGTACTACTATGCGTAAGGGGCAGGAGCCAATGAGCTTTATGGATTTCCTAAAAACTGACCCGTGGACGGCACGGTACTCGTCATTGCCGCAGCAGGCCAGGGGAACAACAGGACTGGCAGCGAACCCAAGGACAAGATTCCTCTATAACTTCTAGCTGGAAGAGTAGTCTGATGGGAAGAATAACACCAGAAGAGAGAGATAGAAGGCTCAAGAAGGCAGAGGGTGATTCTCTGCTAGGAACTGCTGGGCGTTATTATGAACGGGGAGTTGATATTGCTGGACGTGCCATTGAGCTTGGACTTGCTGGCGGACAGATGATTATGAACCCAATGAGTATGGTTAGAGATAGGGAGAGAACCCGTGATGAGATGGGTCTATTGGAGCCCCCTTCCCCAGCAGCTATTCCTGGAGCACTTGGGGCTGGGTGGGAACAGCTCACACAAGGTGATGGGCTTGATTGGGACGCTGCTTTAGCGGCGTATGAAGAAGCAGCTCCTGCAGGACCTGGATTCCGAGGAGCCACTGAGCTTGCGGCTGAAATATTTGCCCCTGCGGGATTAGCAAAAGTTGGCACAAGGGTGATTAGTTCCGCACCGGCACTGGCACGTACAATTGCGGGGATAGCCCCAAGGGCTGCAAGACCAGCGGTGGAAACTGGGATCAGAACTGGCTTGAGTGGTGCTGGTCGAGTAGCCAGAGCCCCGTGGGTAGCGGAAGAGGCAGCAGGCCGTCTCATAGCTAAGGGAATAGGAAAAGTCGCAGGGCCAGTGGTACGGCCCCTTGTTAGCCGGTTCCGACGTCCAGGGGCAGAGGCTGTAGAAGAAGCCATTACGGAAGCCCCAGTCGTGGAAGATATTCTTGGGCCTGAGTTCCCTCCAGCCTGGAATATACGTCCTGTCTATAAAGGGCCACAGCCAGGTGTAACGAACATTGAACGTCGCGTTTGGCAAGAGATGGCGGAAGGTGCGCGAGCCAAAGGGTACCCCGAGGGTGTTCCTGTTGATCCCAGGCTGGCGGCACAAGAGGCTCGTTGGGCGAAGCCTATTGCTACAGGGAAAAAAGCGTTGTTTGACAGGTTAGATTTTGAATCTCGTATGGGTAGGATAGATCCCACGTCTGCGGACTTGGCTACCGAATGGCTTGAGATGCTGCCAGATAAATACCTCGACGACCTTGGTTCTTCCTATTTGAGGAACTTGCCGACATCCGACCTAAAGAAGGTGGTATCTGGAACATATGAGCCAGGCTATACCACACAGCGTATCCCCAGCATAATCAGTATTAGCCGTTTTATGGTGAACAAATCAAGGAAAGGTGATCGCGTTATCATCCACGAGATTTCTCACCATCTTGAACAGTTCTTATCGCCGCAGGATGCTCGTAAGATAGTCAACCAGTGGCGGCGAGATATGAGTAATAAGGGAGAATCTCTTATCGCTGAGGTTAAAGAGATTAGGGCGACCAAAAAGAGTAGCGATTTGACATCGAAGGATATGGAGAAGCTAGAGAATGTATATCGTTACGAGGGTGGGTTCAAGGAATGGTTTGCAGAGGTGCTTACCGACAAGGCACTGCGTGACATATACATGGAAATACCTGTATACAGGAACATAATTCAGAAGGTTATTGCCCAAATCAGAATTATGGCAGTAGCAACGAGAAACTTTATCGCCAAAGTGCTTGGCCGTGGAGATGAGGCAGAGCGAGTCTACAAGAAACTTATCAGTGGGGATTACTCTGTTGCGGAGCGCCGCACACTTCGCTCCGATATTCGGGATATGGCAGAGGAAGTGGCTGGGGTTCCAGATGGACCTCCTACCACCGCAGCCCCTGTCACGAGGGCGGTAAGAGAGGTGGCTGAGGAAGTGGGTGGGGTGCCAGAAGTAGGTACAGGCGGCAATACACAGCAGCTACCCATGAATGTTGGGTCTAGGGCTGAGGCACAGGCCAATATCGCCAAAGAAGTATTTGATGCTGTCAAGGGAAGCCCAACAGACCAAGCAGCGACTGCTTATTGGCGTACAGGTAATTTCGATGATTTCATAAATAATATGGGGCCACCCAATAATGCGTTTCCTGTCCTTCCGGGGTTTCGAAGAGCTCCATTAAAAGAACCCTCACGTGCGTCGGCATATCTGGCTGATCCTACACGCTTCATTCAAGGCATTGACCGAGGGTTCTTCGGCCAAGCTCTTCAGCGGGCTGTATTGTGGCCTACTCGCCGAACACTCCTAGCATCTATGACGTTTGGCGACGTAAAGAAGGGGCAGTTACATAAGATTCTCAGGCAGCACGATATGTTGGGTTTTCGAGCCAAGAAGTTGCGAGAGAGTTCTGGAGATGTGCTTGAACATATTTCTAGAGCGGATGTGGAGACTCAACCATCAATACTATTAGAGGGGCCTGCTATCCGAGCGCTACTCACAGGCGTGAAACCAATAGATCGCACACGGGTAGTGAGACTTGCCCAAGATACTCGTCGCTTTTTTGATGATGTGCTGGAGCTGCAAAATCGCGCAAGGGTGGCACGGGGACAAGATCTTATACCGCATATTGAGAACTACCGCCCCTGGGTGCGAGATACGAATATATGGGCAAGGTTAGGATTTTCCAACCAACCAGTAAAGGATATTGCCCAGACACCTCCCATGCCTGATTTTATTAAACCTAGTGGACCATTCGTACCCCATGCACAAGCTCGCAAGGGAGGGTTAGGGGCTTACGAGAAGATACGTGATATTCAGAAGCTCGGTATGGACTATGCGGACTCAGCAAGTAAGGATATTTTCTACACTAATATCATTCAGAATGCCAAGGTTCATATCAAGGTGATGCGTGCTCGCGGAGGGCTGGACAATGCAGCGGAGGCTGTTGAAGAATGGATTATGGAAGCCTTCGCAGGACAGTTGCCAGGTATAACCAAGTGGGCTGGAAAGTTCCCAACAGTCCAGAAAGGTCTATTTGGGATACGGCGCAATCTCTCTAGGGCGGTGTTTGCAGGGAACTGGATATGGAATCTGTTTGTGCAGCCATCTTCTACAACACTGACGATACATCGCTATGGGATCTCAGATACCATCAGGGGGTTGAGCTATCTTATCAAACCTAGTGTCAAAAGAGAGGTGAGAGACAACGCCTATAGTATAATTATCAAGAGGCGCAGAGGAGGTAGCGCAGCCTACCAGGACCTTGGGGAAGGCATTTTGAAAACAGCGCAGTTTGAGCGTTCTGCCATCGAGACAGCGGAGGACTTTGCAAATACGCTTACATTCCTTATTGAGGATGCTCTTACTGGTGTCTCGATCAGGGCAGCATACCATAGCGGGACGAGGCAAGGCTTGACGGGACGTGCGTTGTGGGAGTTTGCCTCAGAGGGCGGCTCCAAAACCCAGTCCATGTATAACATACACGATTTACCAGGAATGCTGCGAGCTAAAGAAGCAGGGACGGTTGCGCCGTTCCAGACATTCTCTTTTGAGGTAATGAACACAGTTCGTGAACTAAACTTACCGTTGATACCAGCTACGAAATGGACTCCCCGAATATCGGGACTTGCACCTACTGGGATGTATCAAACCACACAGAACCGGCTTCTAATGCTTGCTAGATGGACAGCAGGCATTGTGGCGTTTAGTGTCGTTGCTGATAAGGCTGTAGGCAGAAATCCTTGGCAACTTAGTTCGTTTGTTCCTTTCTGGGGAGTGATGACTGGAGGGGTGAATGCGGGGAACCCTTGGAACATGGCATTGCCACTCAAGTATTCTGCGGATCTCACCGCTGGAATTGCGGGACTTATGAAGTATGGCAACTGGGAAAAGTTGCGGAGATGGGCTATCCAATACCATATGATCGCAGGTACACAAATTAACAGGACCCTCCGTGGAATCGAGGCCGTGGCAGAAGGGAAAGTCACGGATGTAGCTGGGGATACTTTATTTGAGACAGAACCACCTGAAGGATGGATGTCTCGGCCTGGTATGTGGGAAGCATGGAAGGCTATCACACAGGGACCGTATGCTGTTGCAGAGGGAAAGGAATACATAGAAAAACTACAGAAGAGCCCTATTTCAGAGTTTGTTGGAATTGACCTTGATAGATTTATGGCAAGCGAAGAAGAAAAATCACGCAGGGCTGTGGATCAGTACACTATGGAGATTGATGGAGAGGAGACTACATACGATGGCCTCAAGGAACATCCGCTTGTACGTGAATCAATAAAACGAAGGCTGCCAAAGTTGCGAGATAAAGTGGATGAATACATTGATGCCAGTTCTTCTGATAGGGGAGAGTTAGTAAAATCCCCTGACTTTATGGCTATTCGGGATGCTTTGAGCGATGAATATGATTATGGGAAAATACCTGAACTGAGAGACAAGTTCCTCAAAAAAGCACCTAATGGATGGATTTATACAGCCGCTGCGACGGGTGTCAGATTCCCTAACTCAAAGAAGATGAGGGATGCAATCAATATATGGATAGAGAAAGGCAATGAGTTCCCAGATGTAGACCTAAAAACATGGTCTGGTGATTTTGATAAGATGTATGAGGATATAAGAATTACCATGCAGAGATACTAATATCTGCATGGTATATGGTTTAGG